AACTTGCTGATTTTATCCTTGGGTATGAGCAATTCCACTTTGTTGTTAAGCGTTCTTTGTGTGGGTCGCCCTTTTCCATGGGGTTTAATCGAACTATTCCTGCGGATACTAACATCATAGCCGAGAAAACGCGCTTTTTCTGAACTGTGTGTAATAAGAGTTTTTTCATCGCTGAGTTCCATTTTCAGCGTTCCGCTGATAAACTCAGCCAGTTTTCTCTTGATTTCCACACAATCCTCACGGTTTCCCTTAACGGCGATTAGAAAATCGTCAGCATAACGAATATATTTGATTTTCTTGTCGTCCTGCGGAGTATATGGGGTTCTCATCATTTCTGCTCTCACTTGTTTATATTGTTTGAGCAAGTCCTGCTTTTCTTCCCCGTCCGCACAATCAATCAGCTTTTTCAGTTTGACCCTCTGTGTGAACAAACGATTATACTCCTTTGTCCTTACAGTTTCATTGGGCTTGTCAAATTCTGATTTCAGCGTCATCACAAACTTATCCAGTTCGTGCAAGTAGATATTGGCGAGTAATGGCGAAATAATTCCGCCCTGCGGCGTACCGCTATAAGTGTTGTTATACTGCCAGTTTTCCACAAAGCCCGCTTTTAAGAATCTGTAAATCAGCTTAATCAGCCTTGCGTCTTTGATTTTCTGGTTGATAAACCCTACCAATACGGCGTGGTCAATATTATCGAAACAACCTTTAATATCTCCCTCAACAAACCACTTAGCCCCTGTAAACTCCTTTTTGAGAGTTGAGAGAGCCGTGTGGCAACTTCTTTTCAGGCGAAAACCATGAGAGCAATTTAGAAATACTGGTTCATACACTGCTTCCATGACCATTCTTAAAACTTCTTGGACGAGTTTGTCCGTGAAAGTTGGTATCCCGAGTGGTCGCATTTTGCCGTTTGCTTTTTTGATATAGGTTCGCCTTGCGGGCTTCGGCTTATAGGTTCCATCAGCAAGGGAAGCGATAATTTTATCTATCTTTTCCTTGCTGAACCCGTCTGCGGTGTCGTTATCAACGCCATTTGTTGCCGCTCCGCTGTTAGCATACAAATTCTTGTACGCCTCATACCAAATATCTTGACGCAAGAGGTAGCGATAAAGCCTTGTAAAGACTTCTTCACTGTTTTTCGATGAATTTTCCTTAATGCTTGCTAAAATTTCCATTGTTGGTTTCATTTTGAGGTTTTCCTCCCTAATCAATTTTCATTTTAGTACAGAACAACTGCGTCCCTTCGCCTTTATGACGGCGTTACCGCCCCTGACTACTACGAACGCTCCGTAACCTTGCGGAATATTCAAACCCTTAGAGGTCATAGCCTTACGGCGTTTCCGTTTAGGTTATCCCCAGTTAGCATGATGTGTTGGAAATTGTGGATTCTCGGTTTTGCTTTCGTTTCGTTAAAACAGGTTCTCCTGCTCGTTGCGCAAATTATTGATAACAATAAGAGTCAAGATACTCCTCTTATTTGTCTTTGCGCCATAGGTTTCAGGCACTTTCCTATGTCCAATCGGAACGGATACTTGAAACTCACATTCGGTAAATATAACCTAAACCTTATATCCACTTTACCTTGCAGTTCAGTCGTGTTATATTGCCTTAAACAACTTACTGCTTTCCTGCCATGCTCTGTTCCCGTGTCAGCTTTCGCTTTTCGGTTAGGCAGGTGGTTTACCGCGTTATCTTACGGTGTAGTTCCCACACTACAAAACAACATCATGCCCTATCTGGGCGCACATCCAGTCCGATTGTTGCCATATTTCATTTCTCCCTTCGATTAAATACTCAAATCATAAACTTTCGCCGCATCAACAGCGAAGTGGTGAAAACCGGTATCCTCTTCATACCCTATATACCTTCTATCAGTAATGGTAAAGTCTGAACTTAGCAGTATCGATACCACTTCATTTTTTCTTGTTTGATAATTGCCTTTTGAAAATAAGGAGAGACGAACTTCCTGCAGTTCTGCTCTAGGCAGATCATCAGCATAATGTTCGAAGATATCACTCATAGGAATCAATACTATATACTCATCCGGTGGTTTATTGCTAAAGACACCGGTTTCTATAGGAATTCCCAAAGGTTCAAGGACCTCACTTATATCTTTCAAAATACTTTGATGCATTCCATTAGCCCTCCTTCTTTTTAGATTTTATTTATCTCTTCATCCAGCTTCCTTTTCATTGTTTCAATACAGGCTTTTCTACTGGCTGTTTTTGCCGGTTTTAAAAAAGGCTTAGCCGGTTGTCCGGATTTGCCGTACTCTATGATGTTGGCTAGTTTTGCATTAGATTCTCCATCTTTTCTGGGCTCGTCAAAACCTACCTTTACGTTATAATTACCCTTATTGTCAACTCCTGCTGGTGATACACCTAAGGCATCTGCCAGCTCTCCAGTGGATCTAGAAGGTTCCTTCGTATCTTTCCCTATAACCGACTGAAGGTTTGATTTAACTTTGGCTTTCACCACTTCTCCGCCTTCTTTTAATACCTTGGGAATAATTTCATCAGTTTTGCCAGCTAAAGTTGAAACTTTTAAAAGAAAGTCTTCCGGCATTTTGTAGCTTGATCTGACCATGAAATCACCTCCTAGTCCTTGGCAGCTTCAATCTTTTCTGCTGCTATTTCTATATATATTCCTCTGATGATTTCCACACTAATTATCTTGTATTCTACAGCGCCGCATCTTACAAGCATACCCGGTTCAATGGAAATCCCAGGAATCTTTCTCAGTTGAAATGTGGCATTGGCTTTGGTATAGGCAGCCATATTAGCCCACTTTCTAGAACCGTGCTGTTCTTCTTTATATGCCCTAACACTGGCGATCACCTCTTCTCCCTTGGAAGAAAATCCTTCATCGTCTTTTGCCGATACCGTGTCTATTATGTCTATTATGGTGTTCATCTTCCCAAAGCTCATCGCCGTCACCTGCCTTTAACAGTTTCTCATCATATCCACTGTTCCTGTTTCTTCTTCTGCCTTTTCGGTAGCATCTTTTCTGATGTTTTCTTCTATTCTTTATCCACAGTCTTTTCATCAAACCTGCCACTCCTTTCCCATTCGAAGAAGCAAATGAACCGTCTTCCACACCTGTTCCGAAGCTCTGACATCGTCGTTGAAAAACCCTCCTGTTGATCCGTCTCTACTTTCATAAAAGTGAGAAGCAAGCATGACAACTCCCTGTTCTGTGGTCGGTGACATGGTGTTTAACTGATAGTAGTCCTTCCCAAGGTGCTGAAAACCTTCCGCGTAGCTTACAGCGGCGGCAATATATCCTTCAACAAGAGCATCATCTTCCAAGTGGTCAAGGATTAGATTTGCTTTTACCTTATCAATAAGTGCCATTGTTTATCACACGCTTTCCATCAATCCGGCAGCTTTTAGTTTGATGAGCAAAGAATTAAAATCCGTAACTAGAGCCGCTACATCTACTGCAGTGCTTTCTACTTGAACTGCAGCAGGTTTTAATTCTGTTCCATTAAAGGTTATTTTGCCTTCAGCTGCTACTTCAAGTTCACCGCCGATTACAGTTTTATCGCCGCCCTGTTGGGTATAGTTTTTAGTATTGTATCCCATAGTTTTTCCTCCTTATAAAAATTAAAGAAAGGCATCCTGTTGACTACCTCCCTGTAGATTTTACTAAGCTTTCTGTTGAAGAACCTTTATTGCTTCTGTAAGAATCAGTTTTCCGTCAAGTCTTTGAGATGCCAAGAATCCTACCTGACCGTTGGCTGCATAAAGTTCGTTCAAGCGTTTAAAGGTTCTACCCTGACGATCTGCAATCCAGTAGTATTTAAAGTCTCCAAAGACAATGGATTTCTCTCCGGCAGCAGCTGTCGGCATGTACTGTGAAGTTACTACCGGTCTATTTAAAATAGTGTCAGGCGTTCCCGAAGTAAGAGAAGGCTGCCACAGATACTGTCCCTGACCGTCTTTAAGTTTTCTAAGCTTTTTAATGGTATCGTCGTTCACAAGAAAAGATGCATTTTTCCTGTAAGAGGACTTAAGGCTGTGGTAAAGATCAAGTACCTCATCAATTAATATAGCAGTAGTTCCCGCAGCAGTAACTCCTAATCCGGCTCCACCGGTGGCATTCAATAGTCCTGTCGGCTTTGCTGTACCGTTTCCTGTAAGAAAGGCCTCCTCTTCAGCAGCACCAATTCTTCTAGCAAACTCTGCTGCTATATATGCTTCTAAATCAAAGTAGCTGTCGTTTAGAAGCTCATCAGAAACTTTAAGCATAGTCCCCAGCTTATATGCAGATAAGGTTACCTGAGTGAATGCATCATCACTTTCAGTAAAAGCTGCTTCTTCATCCATCCATGCCGCTGATCCTTGACTTGCTACTACAGGAATTTTTCTGTCTCCGTAGCTGGTAGTAATAACGTTGCACATATTTCTTAGGACGTTGGCTTCTTGAAGAGCCTTTATAAGTTGATGTTCATACTCATCCGGCACTAAAAATCCGCCTTCTGAATCTGTGCCAATCTGCAGTGCGTTTTGTACCGATGGATTCATCTTGTTTCTCATAGCACCCCAGAAAGCATTTTTATATGAATCAGATGCTCTTCCAGTTTTTTCTTCAGTCATCTTCTCAGGTCTTGAAGCAAGAGGTTTGCTTATGGCTGCTGAAAATTCTCTGTCCATAGCCTCCTGTCTCTCAAGGCGCTCAATTTCATTGCCTAGGTTAACCACTTCATCTTCCATCTTTTCGTATACTGCATTGTCTTCTGGTTTGATCAGACCGTTCTCCTGACGATGTTCATCTAGGAATATCTTAGCCTGCTCCCAAACCTTAGCCCGTTGTTCTCTTAGTTCTTGAATTTTACTCATATTCATTACCTCCAATTTTTAATCAGCTCCAGCCTTCTTTCAAGCTGGGCGATAGGGATTAGTTTTGTTTCTTCTGGTGTTTCTTCCTTTGATTCTTTAACCTGTGGTTCAGATGCCATACTCTTTTCCGGATCCTTTGTTTCATCTTCATTTGCCTTTAGATACTTCATCCTGGCCTGGATTCCGGGGAGTTTGTTTCTCAGTGCATTGGTTACAGTCATCTGGTCAAAAATAAAGCCTTCAGCCATTTCATCTGCCGGTTCTGATTCGTATAAAATTTTGTCGGCAAAATTAAGTTCAATAGCCTTGTGGGCACTCATCCAAGTTTCAGCATCCATCATGTGTGAGATTTTCGCTCTGGATTGTCCCGTCTTTGTTTGATAAGCATTGATGATACTTTCTTTTACTTCGCTTAAGAGATTAATTCCCACCTGAAGATCCGCCACCTCTCCGGCAATTAGCATGGCTGGATTATGAATCATAATTACTGATAAAGGAGAAACACATACCTCATCTCCCGCCATTGCAATTACAGAAGCCGCACTAGCTGCAAGACCGTCAATATGAACACTGATATTTCCTGGATACTCTTTAAGCATGTTGTAAATCTGTGCTGCGGCAAAGGTGTCTCCTCCCGGCGAGTGTATCTTTACAACTATGTCCTCATTTTCAGGACCACTGTCATAAAGCTCTGTCTTAAACTGTTTAGGGGTGATATCGTCATCAAACCAAGATGACTCTGCAATATATCCTTCAAGGTGCAGGGTTCTTACAGTTGACTCTTCAGCTTCATTCACCACCCAGCGCCAAAATTTATCCATTAAATCTACCTCCTTTTTTGGCATAAAAAAAGCACTTCCCTTTTTGAGAAATGCTGTTGTTACTTAGTATTAAATTTTTAAAATATTCCAATTATACATTTATTCTTCAGGCTTCTCACCACCTTCACCCATTGCCTTCTTTGCATAAGCCCCGGCCATCTTAAGAGGTAGCATGTTTCCGTTGATAAGATATAGATCTCCACCATCTTTTTCAGAAATAGGATCCATATTCTCCATCCTTCTTACATCATTGACTGAAAAGAATCCGTTCTGAATACCGATGGAGTAACCATCCATTCTTGATTTGTAGTCTCCCCGCATTAGTGCTGATGCATTAAAGGACACAAAGCACTGACCTTTTTCTTTTTCAAGAAAGAGCCTTTTGTTCATAGCTTGTTCTAATCTTACCAGCCATGGTCTTATAGTATGAACCACAAAACTTATGGATTGATTCTCTATGTTGCTGAATGAACTCTTGCTGAGATCCGCCACCATATGAGGAGGAACTTGAAAGATTCTACAGATCTCTTCAATCTGAAACTTCCTTGTTTCTAAAAACTGAGCATCGGAGTTTGGCATGCTTATGGGCTGATACTGCAGGCCGTCTTCAAGGACTGCAACTCTATTGCTGTTGCTGCTTCCTCCATAAGCTGTCTGCCAAGCATCTCTTACCTTAGTAGGATCTTTAATAGTACCAGCAGTTGATAAAATACCACTTGGTGTTGCGTTGTTGGCGAAGAACCTTCCTCCGTATTCTTCAGCTGCAATATTTAGTCCTATTGCATTTT